TGCTGTTGCCGCCTAGCGAGTCGCCGAAGACGTGGAAGTCGGCAGCGGGCAAAGTGGGCACCGCCTCGATCAAGGCGACGATGCTACCGTCTGCAACCAGGGCGGTGTGGGTGTCGTTCCATCCCAACGATAAACGTATCGGGCTGTCGAACGCGCTAAACGTCGACGTGTAAATCTGCTGATCTACCGCCAGGACCAAAACGCCGTTTTCTTGCTTGACCTTGACGCCGTTGACCCCGTCGTACTGACCCATAATGGTGCCGTCGCTCTGGACGTCAAAAACACCGAACACGGTGCCCTCGCTTGCGTACTCGTAGCCGATGCTTTGCCCGTCGCCGCTCTGGCTTGCTGTGAGGCCCTGGTTGGCGGCTGTGGGCTTTACCAGGCCGAATGTAACGTCGCCCTGGGTCAGCGTGGCACCGCCGTAGTTAACGTCAGTGAGGGTGCCGTCTAGCGTGTAATAACCTAGCGGTGTTGGCATTGCTCCGCTCCCTTACTGTGGCAAGTCGCGCCATTGATCGAGTCTGATCATGCTCATGAAGTATTCGGTGTGGATGTAGCCGTACAAACGCGTGCAATGGATCGGCGTGGTGCCAAATCCTGGAACGCCCTCGATCACTTGCTCGTGCAAAGCTCCGCCGTACTGCGGCGTTGAAACAAAGCCTGGCATAAAGCCACGAAGCGTTGCGTTCGACTGGTACAAGTTGCTTCCGAATTCGTTGGTGCAAACGAGCGTGCGCTCTTTGGAAATGTAAAGGCCCGAGTTGGCTGGGTTCGGGTAGCGCAATAAAAGCGACGGGTACTTTTGCCACGAGAACGGCACCACTGTCGATGCTCTGACCGATCCTGGTACGTTGCCAAAATTTGTTGCTACCTGTGCGCCTGCTCGATTTGCGCTCTCGTATTGCGTCGATCCGCCGGTGAACAATCGGCCTGCTCCTGACCAGCTAGTCGTGTCCATGTTAGGGCCTTCGGCGTAGACGCCGTTGCACATAAAGTGCCCGCGGTCGCCTGGTCTGACCGACTCGATGTCGCCGCAGAAATAGGGGCCGGTTAGCTGGCCGTAATAGGTGTACGGAATGTGCCAATACCAGCAGTACGCGTCGGCGTAGAAATAGTACGGCTCGCGGTTGCCGAAGTAGCCGACGTTCGTTTGGTTTGTGCTTGTCGATCCGTAGCCGTTGCTCCAGCTGGGGATGTAGTGGGTCAGCACCGTGTCGTAGGTGTCGTAATCGACGAAGTTATCGATGACCTCAATTTTGGCGTAGCTCGCGGCCTGGCTTGCGACGCTACTGCCGAAATCTACGTAGCCGTAGTTCTGGTCGTTCCGCACCAGGATCTTGTAAGGGGTGGCGTCGGCAGCGGTCCGACCCAGGACGATGCGCTGGTTCGTTGCGTTGTCGTCGTCGATCAATTCCCAGCCATCGACGGGTGGCAGTTTGACGCTGAACGCTGTGCCGGTCGTCGCTGGTGTTGCCGCCGGTGCTGAGTCGGGCTGGTACTGTAGCGTCGTCGGTGTCACTGCGGTGACTCGGAATTCGCCGTTGTACTGCGCCTGGTCGGCCCCACTGACCTCGATCACGCTGTACTTTTTAAACTCGTGCGCCGTTGCAAAGGTCACGGTGACGCGATCGGTGCCTGAGTCGTATGTGATGTCGGTGGCAGCGGTCTCGCCGAAACCGTCAATTAAAAACGCTTTGAGCGCTGTCGTGATTTCGCCTGGCACCATGTTTAGGTAAGGCGCGGAGGAGGTCCAGCCTGTCTCGTATCGACCGCTGAGTGCGGGTGCGGTCTGCATTTCGCCGGAAAACCATTTAACGGGGAAGGTAGCCATTTTCTATTCCTTACGTGTTGATGTTTCCGCGCACTTGCAAACGGAATTGATCGGGAGTGTCGGTTGGGTTGGACTGCGAGACGCTTCGCGCAATCCATACGGGGTAGTTGCTTGAGATCGTGTTAAATCGCAGGACGTTGCCTGCCGCCCAGCCCGCGCCCCACCCAAGCGATCGGATGGTGAAGTACGGCGTGCTGGTGTTTGGGTTAGTCGGTGCTATGTCGGACGAGGTGTTGCCCACGCCCACGTTACCGACGGTCTCGCCGATAATGTTAAAGCTAGTCGATCCGGTGAATACCAGGGCCCATCGCTGGTAAAGCGTGCCGCGGTTGTCCACCTCGATCGGGTAGGTCGTGTTGTCGTATTCAGCCGATGGCTCGTTGCCTATCAATAAATCGGACCACTCGTTGGTCCAGGTTGCCTGGTCGAACACGTTAGTCACCCGAGCCTGGAGGTCGCCCAGCACCATCGCCGTGCTTAGGTAGGTCGTTGTGTCGGGGAATGTGTGGCTGATTTGTCGGGTCAGGCTGATCTCACCGCTGATATCCACGTCGTTGACCAGCGCCATGTCTTCGACTCGATCAATGACCGACCAGGGGGCTGGGCTTGTCGATGTGTCGATCGGGTCTGCCAGCGTGACGGTGCCGGCGTCCAGGTCTTCGGTGTATTGGGTTGCCGGCACGATATCGCCGTTGGCGTCGTAAATTCTGACCTCGGCCAGTCGAGCCCTACCCGCGTCGATCACGTCGTTGGCTGTGGGTGTTGCCACCTCGGTCGTTTTTTCGTTGTGAACCACCACGATGTCGCCGGTTCGGTAGATCGGGATGCGGCCGTCCTGGGGTAATCGCACGGGGTCGAGGCCCACGATCTCGGGGTCGAGCGGCAAAAACACCAGCTGGACCGCGTTGTAAAGGATCTGAAACGGGTCGACGTCGGGGTCAAACGTGGCGGAAACCACGCCGGTCTCGTAGTTGATCGTGCCTACGATCGCGTCGTCGCCTGTATCAAAGTTACCGTCTGCGTCCGCCTGGATTGATGCCACTGGATTGGGCACGTCTTCGTCGAGCGACACAGCTGAAATCTGGAAGCTCTGCGGCCTAATCGGTGCGCCCAGCGTCCTAAATATCAGTTGGTCTACGCGCCGAATCCTGCGAATGCCGCCGGCCGCGACCACCACCAGGTCGGTTTGCAGTCCGCCTACCTGGCTGAAGCTGTTGATGCTGACCTGGCCGGTGCCGTAGTTGATGCCGCCTGCGATCGTCGATGTGCCGTCGCTATGGTCGTAGTTGACGAGAAGGTTGCCCTGGCCGTCGTCGTAGTAGCGGTTATCGAGCCAATCAAATACCAGACTTCCTCTTAAAAGCCCTTGGATGTTGCTGACGGGTAGCGTCATTTGTACCGAGCTAGTTTGCGCTGTCACTGGGGTTGCCGATGCGGTCGATGCATCGTTAAAACGTGTGCGAATTTCGAGGTCAGTGTTGGGGTCGTTTGGCCACAGGCGCAGGTTTTTTGTCTCGGTGAAGATTCCGCCAAACCCGTACTTTCGGTATTCGATTTGGTAGATCGGCCACTGAATCGAGTACGCGCCGGTGCTGAGGTCAAAGGTTGAGTTCGGCAGCGCAATCCAGGTTCCGCCTTGGTCCAAAAGTTTGTATCTAAGCCCGCCCGCGCCGTCGCTTGCGATCAGTATTTTTTGCGTGATGGTGTTTTCGTCGCCGACCGCGTTAACGGGGAGCGTATAGGTCGAGGTGTAAATTATTGATAAATGCGTGATGCCTGTGCCGGCCGGCACCGTACCGGTCTGAGCCGTCTTTTTGACGATGTTAGCGTTGAGGATCGTCGTGCTGTCGTACGTGCTTGTCTCGTAGTCCAGCTGTATGTCTGTGCCTGGATCGGGGATGCGGTCTGGCGTGAATGTGACCGTGCCGCCGGTGTAGTCGATCGTGCCTGAGCCGTCGCCGGCAAGCGTTGCGTCGTTGTTGACGAGGTCGCTGTCGTCAGCCGTGTACTGAGTCGCGCCCGACGTGTATGTCACCACCACCGATCCTGGATTGATCTTGTCTTCGTTGGCGGTCTGCAGGTTGTAAAAGAGCGGGCTTGTTTGGGTGCCGGTCAGGTCGGCGATGGCGCCTGGGTCCTCGGGGACAAACTGATAAATGATGTAGCTGTCGACGTCGGGTAGCTCCTGAAGCGTGACCTGGATCGTGCCGGTCTCGTAGTTGACGGTGCCCGATCCTGCGCCTGTAATCTGTCCGTAGCCGTCGTCGGTCAGTTCGTACCACTCGCCAAATACCATATAGGCGACGACGAGCGAGCCTGGTGCTGGCGTGTCTGCCGGAAATGATTTCGAGTAGTTAAAGCCGCGGGTGACGGCTGTCACGTATTCCAGGTCGGAAACGATGGTCGACGATACCTTTTCGCCTGGTGTGTAGCTGTAGTTGATGGCCTGGGGGCCGCCGCCGCTGAATGCAGCGGTTGCTGTAACGATGCCGGTGTCGTAATCGACAGTCATGTTGTCCTGGTACGCCGTGCCGGCTGTCCTGGTCAGCGTGCCGTTCTTTGCGACGTCCTGGTGTGTTGAGGTGCCGCCTCCACCGCCTAGCATCGTAATGGTAAGCGTGCCTGGCACTATTGCTGTCGGCAGATATATTGACTTGGCGAATGAGTCGCCGGTGTTCGACCAGGTCTCGTTGTTGGCTGTTAGGGGCTGTGCTGTGATCGGTCTGTTTATCACCCGAGCGACGGCAGCGTTTTCGTCGACCAAGGGTTGCTCTGCCTGGCCTGCGGGTACGATGCTCGAGAATAGGCTGTCGACGTATACCTTGGTGTCGCCAATGCTGGCCGGCTGTGTCAGCGGCTTAATGCCGTAGTAACGCGCCGCGTCTGCGACCTGGGTGTTGAAAATCGGCGCTGGTTCTTCGTCTTCGCTGGCCTGCTTTGTGACGCCGTCTTCTTCAGCGTCGCCACCGATGTAGTCGTACACGATCGGAGCGCTAATTTCGGCGACGATGTTCCACGCCTGGAATTCCTTGAGGTTGCCGTTCACGTCAAATTTGACGAAGGTGGTCAGCTCCGCGTCAACGTCAACGAGCCGCACGTACTCTTGCTGTGTGCCGGCCGCGTTTTCCAGCGTGTAGGTCTCGCCTGGGCTGGGCGGTAGGCGTTGTTCAATGGCGAACCAGTTGAGTGATCGCTGTCCCTGGAAATGGTTACCTAAAAGGCCGTAGTCGGACTGATTGGCTTTAACCAGGTAGCGCTCGATTTTTTCCTGGGCCTGGGCTCGCTCGTCGTCGAAATCGCCGGTTTTCATCATGGTGATATCGACATATTCGTCGTCTGGCGTGTTAGCCAGGATGATGTTGGCGCCGAAGTAGCCATCCGTGTCCGTGGTGTCCACCCATGGGTAAATCTTGCGAAGGCTGACGTTGCCGGTTACTCGATCGAGGTCGGTAATGTCGTCGAATATCTCGTTCGACACGTTGTCGATGATTTGAGTGCCCGTGATTCTGCCGCCGCCGTCGTCGTTGTCGGTCATGCGTTGCGACTTCATGAGCTTGAGGTTGTCTTTTCCTATTGGCATCGTCGTGTCCTTACGCCGTGATCAGATTGATTTCGATCACGTAGTTGTGTGTGTTGTCCTGGGCGCCTTCGGCCAATCGCAGGACTTCCTGGGCCCCAAAACCACCATTTTCTCTATCAAAAACAACGGCATACGTGTCGCCCTCCCAATTGAGGGTGAGCGTGCTTCCGTTGAGTGGCGTTGCGGCCAGGGTGTTTAGTTGCTCGACTACGCTTTTCTGAACCCACGCGGCGCCGTTCGATGCCAGGGTGATGCGTCGTCCGGTTGTTTGTGCCGCTTCCTCGACTACAAGTGCGCCGGTGAGGGTTCTTGTGATGGTCTGGCCTACGCCGAAACCCTGGTATTTATCCACCCACTGGATGTCGTCTGGTAGCGGGATGCCTTCTAGCGTGATCGCCATTTAACCTCCCGTCAGCCCTGCTCGTTCGAGGGCTTCGATCAATCGCTCTAACTCGTCCTGGTCGACATTGGTTAGCGATCCGATGGGGCCGCCGCCGACTGACAAATTGAGCGTTACCGTGCGATTTGAACCTGAATTGCCGCCGCTGTTACCTGAGAAAATATCCTCTAAGGGGTCGCGTGGTGGTTTTTTCGGTGGGTCCCTTCTGTCCTTTTTCTCGCGGTCGAGTTCCCTGTCCCGCTCTTTGCGGTTTCGGTCTGCCTCCCTTGCCGCTTCCTTTTCGAGGTTGTAGATTTCTCGGCGGATGCGTAGCGCCTCGGTGAGGTTGCGTATCGATTCCTCGTCCCTGTTGGCGCGTGCCTGGGCCAGTTCGGCCTCTAGCTTGGCGATGTCGCGAAGGTACTCGCGCTCGACGATGGCCGCGGTGTCGTCATTGAGGCGATCCAGGCGGTTCTGGAGCCTGGTTAACGTGTCCTCGGTCGAATCTGCGAAGGCTTCCATCTCGCGGCGTGCGGCAATGATGGCGGACCGAAGGCCGTTGAGTTGCTGGTTGTCGAGCAGGTATGCGTTATCAATCGCTCGCTCTGCCTGGTAAATAAAGTCGTTAAGCTCGATCGTGCCTGCCTGGTACGCTTGTTGGAGGTTTCGGACCGCGATCGCCTGGCTGTAAAACGCGATCTTTACCCGCTCGCCCGCCTGGGCCATCTCGTTGAGCTTGTTGCCGATACCTGTGATGTCCTGGCTGACCCTGTATTCAGTCAATGCAGCGAGGTTTGTTTGGGCCTGCGCGAGTGCGCTGTCCAGGTCGTTGACCGCCTGAGTTGCCAGGTGGGCCACCCCGAGCATATCTGCAAACGCCGCCTGGGCTTTCGGTCCCAGTTCGGCCATCTCGCGGTTGACCTGGTTGGCAGCGGTCGCAACAGTGCCAATGACTGAGCCGGCCGGTGCGGCGGCGTCGGTGACGTCATCGAGCTTGCTGGCGTCGATCTCATCGACCGTTTTCTTTAGCTCTTTGGCGCTCGCCGTCGTGGCCTTTGTGGTTTCGTTAAATGCCTTTTGCGCCTCGATCAGTTCCTTGAGCTTTTTGTTGTACTCGGCGGTGCTGATAACGCCTGCCTCGGCCGCTTGGACCAGGTTGCGCTTTAGCTCGTCGAATCCCGCGTTGGTGTTGATTGTTGCCAGCGCCTGGGTGAAGGCAGCAGAGACCTTTTTCGATGCCACCTCGGCGGTGTCGCCGGTCTGCTGTATTGATTGGACAACGAGTTGGAATTGCTGGATGGCGGTGGTCGCCAGGTCACCTATGCCCGTTTCCGCCAGGGTGAGGTCGACGCCTAGATCCTCCAGGGCGCCACCGACCGCGGTGTCGATCACATTGGCGAATGTCTCGGCCTCGATGGCGCCTAGCTTGAAGGCCCGCGTGGCGTTGGCGACAAACGTGTTCAGTTCGGTGACGCTCAAATCTTCCAGGGCAGTGCCTAGCGATTCCTGCAAGTCCTGGGCGGTAACTTCGCCCTGCTCCGATAGCTTTTGGAGCGTGTTTGCTAAAAAGAAGACGTCGTCAGCGACGTTGAGGTCGTAATTGTCGAATACCGCCTCGAGCGCTTCGGCCGTGGTCTCTGCTTCGCCCTGTGCCGCCTTGAACGCATCGACGCCGTCGTAAAGGGCGCCGGTGAGCTTGACCTGTTCCTCGGTTGCTACGCCGGTGCTGTTTTTGAATTGCTCGACAGCCGCGGCGCCGGTAATCCATCGCTGATTGGCCGCATCAAATATCGCTTGGCCTGAGTCGACCAGGGCGAGCAGTTCATCCAGGGTCTGGACGCTCTCGCCGGTTTGCTCGTTGTATTGCGCTATGCGCTTGGCCGCTTCATCGGTGACCGTTGCCAGCCCTTCCTGGGATGCCTTGAGGTCGTTGCTCGCCAGGATGTATTGGCGTATTGCGTCGCCGACCGTGAGGATGGCTTCGGTCAGGGCAAAAAATGGGATCGCTCGGAGCGCGGTTTTGAATAGGTTAGTGACCCCTATGGCGACCCGCGTAGCGGCGCTGTACGCCGTCATACCGGCCGTTACGGCTCCGAGGCGTGTGGCTATGGCGGCAAACTTAAACGCGGCCCACAGCTGGAACAGGAGCTTGCTGTTCTGTATGGCGAAACCGATGCCCTGGACTACGCCTTTCAATGCCTCGCCGGCGACGATCATGGCGTCGCTCAGTGACTTGGCGAATGCGTCTAGCTGGCCGCTGGCGCTGAGTCGCTTGATCGCGTCGGAGACGTCCTTCAGGTTGCGCTTGATGTAGTCGAGCACGCCGGCTTCGGCGACGGTGTTGGCAAATTGAGCCCAGGAGTCGCGGAGGTTGCTGACCAATCCCGAAAATGTCGCCATGTTGGCGACCGCGGCCCCGCTGGCTGACGCGCCGATCTGGTCGATCAGTAGCTTGATCTCGTTGCGGCCTAGCTTGCCCGCAGCCGAAAGTTTCTGAAGCTCCTGGACATTCTTGCCTGTGGCTTCCTCCAATAACTGCCACACGGGTACACCGCGCTCGATCAGCTGGAGTATTTCTTCGCCCTGGAGTTTCGATTTACCCCATGCCTGGCCGACCGCCAGGATTAATCCGTTGAGTCGCTCGTATCCACCGCCTAGCTTTTCGTTTTGGTCGACGAGTGCTTGAAGGGTCCCGTTGGTGGGGTCGATGCCAAAGTTGCGGAGCTTGGTGTACGCCTCGGTGACCTGCTCCAGCTGTAGCGGGGTCTTCTTGGTAAATTCCTCGACAAAATTAAGCGCGTCCCTGGCGCCCTTGGCCGATCCCTCGACGGCTTCTAGCTGAATGCCTAGCTTCTCGAATTGGTCGCCGGTCTGGATAATGCTTCCGACCGTTCGGCGGACGGCCTCAAAGCCGGCGTATGCGGCAATGAGACCACCGACCTTGCGTGCCAGGTTGCCAAAGCTGAGGCCGGCTTGGGTAGCGGCCACCTCGCTGGTGCGTATGTCCTTGGCTACCTTGCGGCCTGGCTGTTGTAGTGCCTGGAGGCGGAGCTTTTCGTAAAGGGTGCGCTGTCGCTCGCCGAATTTGGCTAATTTAGGCGCGGCCTTGTTTGCCTCGTCGCCTACGTCGTCGATGTCGTCCGCTACTGCGTCCAGGGGGCCACTGGCGGCTTTCTGGGCGGCTCTATCGATTCCCTGGATGTCTCGCTCTACTTTCTCCAGGCCGTCGCCAGCGGCGTCGTTAGCGGCCCTGTCGAGGGCTACGATTTGGGCCTTAAATTTGGTGAGGGTATCGGTTGCCTCGTCCTGCGCCTTGATGACGACATTGAGGACGCTATCTTTGATTGCCATTTTGTATCCCTAAAAAAAAGGGCGACATTAAGCCGCCCTGATCGTGTCCGGCTGGGCCGGCCCTGGGTGTGGGGTCTGTCTTAGACGGCTTGCGCTACCTTCATAAACTTGGAGATGCCTGCTCCGGTCTTGCTGGAGTCGGAAAGGATCTCGAAGTCGACTGAAAGCTCGCCGAATTCGTCGCCGATGAATGACAGGCCCTGGGCTGGGCTGAATTTCACGCGGTACATGCGGATCTCTACGAGGCTTCCGCTTTGCGCTTCGTTGAGGCCGTTGAAGTAGATTTCGTACTCCTGGCCTGCGTCTGTGAGCGCCTCCATGGTCTCGCTGATATCTTTGGTGTAGTCGACCGATACGCCGCCGTTACCGATGCCTGATCCGCTGGTGATCACGATGCCGTTGTTCTCGACGTCGTAGTCGGTGCCCGCATCGTAAGTGGTCAGGCCGTCCTGGCTTGTGACAACGGGTGCAACATCGGGGTCGCGGATGAAGTCGAACGGGATAAACTCGCCCGCTGTACCCGCTGTGCTGTGTAGCTCGTCGGTGACCGCGCCTGCTGTTTCAGTGCTTTTTGCGCCACGCAAAGCCAGCGCCAGGTTGTCTGCGCTGAAGTCGTGCATGGTGACTGCGCCGGTGACCGTGCTTACTCGTGATACTGAGTTGCGGTTGCCGCCTGACGCTGTGGTGTAGTCGGAAAGCGTTACTGATTCTTCCTCAAACGACACCTCAAGGTTCGAGCAGTTACCGATGGCTTGCATGCCGCCGGTAGCGCCCTTCACTTTAAAGTAGACCGGACCTTTGCCGATGTAGCTTCTGTCTGTGGTTGCCATTGGTTTTGCTCCTAGTTAGTTGACCGGATTTGCTGGTTCCATGTGACAACCCACATTGCGATGCCCTTCCCGTTGCTCAGGGGGCCGCTGTAAAGATTGTCGATTGCAATATCGGCAGGGTTGGCGGCTCTGAATGTGTCGGGCTTGTTCCATCGCGCAAAAGTTACCAATCCTGCTAGTTGCTCAATTAAGACAAGTGCCGTCTGGTGCCGGTCCTCGCCCTTTTTGTCACTACAGATAACGAACGCGGCAAACTGAATTTCTGCGTTTACGACACCGTTCCCCTGGGCCTCGAAGCTGTTGATGCGCTCTATCGCCACGCGCACCGCCTGCTTTTTGGTCAGGGTTCGTCCTAGCTCGTCCTCGGTGAATCGGCCAGGATGCTCGGCGACGTCTATGTCTGGCAGCGCGGCTTGGATTCCCTGAGTAACGGTTGTCAATGCCGAATCGATCGATGCCATTCGTTACCTTCCCTTTTCGCTATTGAATGTTTCCAGGGCTTCACTTTCACCATGGGAAACTTCCGCGCTACTTGGTGATCTTCTGTGACCACTGCTCGATGGCTTTGTCGATGTTCTTGAGGACCTGGTTGTTGATGCCAATAAACGGCCTGGCGGGCATCACTAGCTTACGGTCGTGGGCTTTGACCGAATGGCCGGCCCTGGTGTGTGCGGGTACGCCGATGATGCCGTCGAACCCGAATTGATGAATGGCGCCGTAGGGGACGTTGGTTCCTATCTGGACCTCGGTGTCTGATACCACCTGGTAGCTTATGCTGTTCCGTAGGATGCCGGTGTCTCTGAGCGTTTTGCCGCCTTCCTTTTGGGCTCGCTTGCTGGGTATCCAGGGTGTCCCGTCGGGGCTGGTTTCTTTCTTGAAATTGATAAGCGTGGCGCTTTTGACCACGGCGCCGAGCGCCTTCATGAGGTCGCGCTTTTCGGTTTCTAGCGCCTGGTTGATTGCCTTGTTGACCTCGGTGATATCAAGAAGGAGGTCTAATTTGGCCACGAGAATGCCTGGAGCGATTCGTTGGTAAAGACTCGATCGTCGGCTGTGCGTTGGGCGTAGACGTCGCCGCCTGGGTTCTGGTTCTCCGGTATCGGGAGGGCGGCTTTACCACTCGCCATGTCCTTCAGTAACGACATTGCTTGATTGTGTCGCGCTGTGGCTTCATCGAGCGGGGCATCGTCCTGTAGCCGGATGCGTGCGAGGTCACTGCTTATTGCAACCAAAATGGCAGGGGTTTCCGTTAAGGGAAGCTCCACGACCTGGCTAATGTAGACGTCAATTACCGCTTTGGCGTCCGCCAGGGCTCGCTGGATTTGTGTGCTGTCCAGGGAGTCGTTGTCGTCGTCCCAGGCGTACCGCTCTAATTCGGCTAAACCGAAACGGTCGACCAGGTCCTGCTGGGTGCTGTAAGTCATTCAGCGGCCTTGCTTTTGGCTTTCGCTCGTGGCTTGGGTGCTGGTTTGGGCGCGTCGATTTTCTCGACGCAGTGCTGGGCGCCAGCCAGGAGGCTTTCGGGGCACTCCACTGTTTCGCCTACGCGGTAAAGCCGGCCCTCTATCCGAACCGGTGAAACTACTTTGTATTTCATATCTTCCTCCTAAAAAGAGAAGGGGCACCGTAGTGCCCCCTACCCGTCTTTAGGCGACGGTGTCTTCGATGAAGTAAGCGCACTCGTCTGAGAGGATCAGCTCCTTGACTGACTCGCCTACACGCTGGATCACGGCGCCACGAAGGCCCACGTCGTCGTCCCGCTTGCTCTGGCTGATTCGCTGACCAAACTGGGCTGTGAGGCCGTAAGTGAGGCCGCGATCTGGCATCGCAGAGGGGTTCTTGTACATCAACAAAGCGTTGTCGCCCCAAACGCGGCCGTAGGTTGCTGACTGGCCTGGGTTTGCTGAGTTGATCTTTGCGCGGCCGACTACGATGTCCTGAAGGCCCAAAGTCTGAGCGATCCATGACAGCGGTACCATGCCTTCGTCACCGGATGTGCCGTTGTACGCCTTCACGACGCTTGGGTTGCGCTGAAGTGCCAACGCGCCGGTGTAGTCGATGACCATGAAGTTCGGACGCATGAAGGGGACCTCCATCGCGTCTGAAAGCTGAACGAGTGGGCGCGATGCTGGGTCGCTCCACTGGTCTGTGCCGGTCAAAGTCTCTTTGAGGCTGTGTGCCGCGGATGTGAATGTAAGGTCGGCTACGCGCTTTTCGCGGTGCAACATCATGAGGTCGGTGAGGATCTCTACGGCGTTGCCCTGGGGGTCGAAACCCACCTCGGCAGCGGCGTCGATGTCTTTCTGTGGAATGACGTCCTGCAGACCGAAGTCAACGGTCATTGCGGATTCTTCCGTTCCGCCGAATTCCACCTCGTTGAACGAACCTTTACGGTCGATCGTGGTATCGGGCAGAGTGAAGCGGTCATCCTTGTTGTACTTGATCCACTTGAATTCCTCGCCGCTTACGGGAGCGCGTGGCAGAACGAGGTCAGCAATGTAGTCCTCGTTGCGGTACGCCAGGGCGATCTGCGTGCGGACCTGGTCAGTTACGAATGGTGAATTTGCCATGTGGTTTTACTCCTTTAGCCCTGGGCGATAAGTACATCGATGTGGTCGCCTGCAACCGCGCTAACCAGCGCGATTCCGATAACACGATCACCTGCGCCTGCCGTTATGGCCTGGCCCGATGCGTTGGTGGTTAAGATGTCGCCGCGAGTGATGTTTCCCCCAGCTACTGATTCCGCGATGCCGCCAATGACGACGTCGACGCGGTTGTTGTCACGGCTTCCGATGCGCTCTGCTACGCCGATAAGCGTGTCAGTTGCGGCGGTTGCTACTGCTACTTCGCCGTCTGCGGCACCGAAAGTGACGAGTGATCGACCGGCTACTGAGGCAGGCGCGACGAAGGTTTTGATGTGGCGTGGTTGTGCCATGGTGGTTCTCCTTTACTGATTGACTGCCTGGACAGCTTCGGTGAATGAAACGTCGATACCGCGTGCCTTTTGCGCGTTGCGATAGGTGAGTGCTTGCTCGGCAATTTGGTTATCGGTTAAAGACTCGGGTTCAGCGCCTTCGCTTGGTGCGGCTTCGTTGAACGATGGGCCTTCTGTCTGGCTCTCGAGGATGGCGAACAGCAACTCGGCTGATCCCATCTTGTCGTCTTCGCCTTCGCCAAACTCCACCACTGCGTTGTGGTCGAGGCTCTTTGCGAATGCCAGGACGCGCTCGGCGTTAGCGGGCGTGATGCGTCCGCTGTCTACTAGGCCGGTAACTCGCTCCTGGAAATCAGCCACTCGGGCTTCCTGGATTCGTGCGTTCTCGGCAGCGAGTCGCTCTGCAAATTCTGCTTTCTGCGACTCTAGTTCGGCGCGTTCAGCTTCGAGGTCTGCGCGTGCCTGATCGACTTGCTCTTGGTTCATGGTTTGCTCCTGCGTCGACACTAGGTCGTCTGTTTGTTGATCGGAGGGTATGAGTCCGAAATAACTGGCAATGCGATCCAGCAGTGTTTGCTCCTGGTCGAATTCCTGGCCGGCATCGATGGCTACTGAAAACTCGACGACGCCTTCCTCGGTCTCACTAAATTGCACCGCCTCGAGGCCCTTTAGGGCTGGCGGCATAGCTCCTAAAAACCCAACGTGTCGAAGGTAGTAGGTGCCTGGCGTTGGGTTGCTCGGTGCGTCTGGTGCATAAAACGACGCGCTGACCTTTTTGTAGGCGCCGTTCTGGACTTGCTCTGCAAAGTCGCCATTGACCTGGCGTGGTTTCGCGTGGAGTCCTGATTCGTTGAATTCGAGCGCATCGATCCATCCGAATGCGGGCCCGTTGTCTTTCGGGTGCCCGACTACGATCGGCGCTTCGCTGATTGTTGGGTTGTAGCTTTCGGCTGTTGCCTGGAGCGCATCGGCACTGAAGTCCAGCGTGTTACCGCCGGCGCTGGTGTGCGTGCCCGCTCTGAAAATGTGAATAGATTTCATGACGCCTCGCCGCATTGGGTTCGGTGCCATTTTTGAGCCGGTGGGGGTTGCGTACTACTTGGGAAACTTCCGCCAAAGTAAAAGGGGGCCGGTAAGGCCCCCTGGTTTGCACGGTGTGCAATTTAGAATGGGATGTCGTCGTCTGGGACTGATTCAAATTGCGTGTTGCCTGTGGGCGTTACAGCGCCCGTCTGAGCGTCCTTGCGTTCGCCTAACAATCCGAATTGCGTTGCCTTGAGGTCCCAGGTCCAGGTTTCGACGCCGGCCTTGAGGTAGGAACGGGTCTTGATCTTGCCTGCGACGTAGACCTTTTCGCCTTTCTCGGCGTAGTCCCTGGCGACCTCAGCCAGCCGGCCGAACATCGCGACGCGGAACCAGGTCGTTTCCTCGACTGGCTGGCCGTTGCGGTCCTTGTACTTTTCGCTGACCGCAACGCTGAGGTTGGCGATGCAGGTACCGTCCTGTGTGGATCGGATCTCGGGGTCGCTCCCAAGGTTGCCGATGATGTGGGTATGTTGTTGTGTAAAACTCATTTTGCACTCCTAGTGGCTTTTGCCATCTCGTATCGGCGCACTTTGTCCAGGGTCTCGATGCTGTTGTTGACCACCGTCATCATGCGCTGGGTTCTTTCGTTGGTTTCTTCGAGCTTTCGTAACTCCTGGCGAAGTTCGAACAGCTCGCTGTGAATGGCCTCGATCATAGGGATCTCGCAAACCATCGCTTGTCGACTTTGGTGCAGAAAATCTGCCCGCACTCGACGAGGGCGATGACGTCGGCCATAGGTTCGTCAGTCACGTCGGTCCATCCGGCGTCCCATGGTTTTGGGCTGAAGTCGCGAGCCTTTAGCGGTCTCCCCTGCTTCCAGGCGGCGATGGCCTTTCGACTGTCTTCGATCGCAGATTCCGTTGTGCCGCTGATTTGCTTGAGCAATGCGCGGGCGTTGACGGACAGGTCGCTTGATGGCGCCGTTTGGTACATGGATTTGCCTAGGGCTTGCTCAATCAGATTCATCGATCACCCCCTGGCCGTTGCACTCGGAGCAGTCCGGCGCCATGCCGACAAAGCCTGGCTCGATCCGGTTGCCGTGGCACCTGGGGCAAGGTGACGGGGTGCCGGTCTTGGCCCATCGGGCGACTCGGACCTTCTCGCCGTAGCGGTTCATCACCGTGACCATCTTGGTTTCGATCGGGTAGCCCTCGCTCCGAAGCTCGCTAATGCGGGCCGGTGCTTCGAGAATTCCCAATTGCCGCCAAGCGTCGAGCCTGTTGAGGGTGTTCCCCTGGTCAAAAAATTCACGCAATCGATCGCGCTGTGTCATGCCACACCTCCTAGGTCGAGTTGGGTTGGTGTTGTTGGCCCGTAAGGGGACCAGCTGGTTTCCAGGTATTCGCGCACCGTGAGGTCCTCTTTGAGTGAGTCCTCGAATCGCTGGCAATCCTCGGCCGTCCACTCGTTGCCAATGAATGACCCGAAGTGGTTTGTGACCTGCGCCTGGAGTTCGGTTTCTTCGCTGTTAAACAGCCATTTTATTTTTCGGTCGTAGTTGAGCTTCTTGACTCGCATGACCGGTTTTATGGTTCTCATGCTTGTATCCTCCTAAAGCGTACCGGTCAGTGATTGATGTTTTTCCGGTACGTTCCTTGTATATACCGGTAATATGTACGAATATCTACTGAAAGCCGGTTTTTGGCTTTAGAAAAACAGGTAGTCCTGGACTTTCAACCGGTCAGGTTGTTGTACTCGTCTTCGAAGTTTGCGGTTAGGTCCTCGCCGGCGACCTTTGCGCTGGCAGCGGCCTCGGCTTCAAAGCACAGCTGGATATGGTCGTGGACCAGCTGGCTAATGTTGAGTAGCTCGTTATTGGTCGTCTGCCGAAACACGGTATTGCCGTGGACGTTGGAGCATTTCCATATCCCGTCTGTTCTCATCTTGGCGTTGATTGAGGCGACGGCGCCTGCGTGTCGCTGTTGGGAATCTTGGCTGGTGTCAAAAAAGAATGTGTCGCCCTTCACGTCAGTCCAGGAGATTCCGATTTCTTCTTTCGCCTTGCGATCACGCTTGATTCTTTCGTTTACGATGGCCTGGCGTTCTGCCATGGGCTTGTCCTGGACCGACCAGGTTATCCGCCAGGCATCGTCGATGTAGTCGTACTGCTGTTCTGCTGTTTGCATTTTGTGGTCGTAGTCGGGCTCTGGGTCCTCGATTGCGGGGTAGACGTTGTATGCGGCTAGTTCGCCCTCGGTTAACGACTCGACCTGCTGTAGCTCCTGGTGTTCTCGGCGCAATAATCCGAGCGAGTAATAGGACGGTATTCCATCCGTTAGCTTCACGTATGCCATGGTTGCCCTCTACGGTAGTTTTATGATGCTGACTGAGCTTTCTGTTCTGGTGACGAGGTCGTCGTTGCCCGACCTAGCAATCCTGGCAAACATCAGCTGGACTTCGTCGCCGGCCACTAAATCAAGCACCTCGGTCAAGTGAAGCGATGACTCGTTGTGTCCATCTCTATCTCTGACGTAGGCTGTCGCGGCTGTGCCGATTTGCCTTGTGCTGTTGACGGCCCAGGACATACCGACGTTTGCCCTTTCTTTATCGTTGTCGAGAAAGATGTCGGCAGCGCAAAGGTACTTACCTGTACTGGGTACCTCGATTGCGGTTGTGCTAACGCTAAATCCGCCCACGTTGATGAGCGGCGTGGCGTTGAAAACCGCCCGCACCGTAAAATCGGTTGAGTTATTAAGAAGGTCGTTTACTCTGCCCCGCACTTTGCAGAGAGGCGTTGTGGCGGGACCGCTTCCACCGGCACCGACTTCGACGATGCTTTCCGTGCCCCCCTGGATCTTCTTGATGTAAACCTTGCCGTCGAAGGTATTGATGGCGAATTCGCCCGCCACAAGGTCACTCGTTGTTGGAGTTTTCCCTGCGACGGCCGATCGCTTTATCTGGATGGTGCTTGCCATATGGCCTCCCTTCCTGGCTATTTAGCCTGGGCTTTGATTAGAACGTGCCGCCGTCTACCTGGTTGAGCGAAACGGCGCCGGCTGAGACGCTAAAGTCTGGCGATGCGAAGCTCGCAACACCTAGGACGCTTGCTGTCGCTGTTGCTACCGAAAAGTCCACGCCTGTGCCGCCGTCTGTCACGCTGATATTGGTCTGCGAGCCGCCAGTGGATAGGTCGATGATTTCCTGGTCGGTTCGGACTGACGCGCCCGTTGCAATGGCGTTGAAGTTCGAGCCGTCGTTGGTTAGCTCCCAGGCGTCGTCGGTTTCGTTGTATCGGATAGAGACGTTGGCGTCGGAGCCGCGGTTAATCTCGATGCCGGCGTTTTCCGAGGCCGATCCTGAAAAGTTGCTGTTGAGCAGGAGGAAGTTGTCGGCGATGTTGACTTCCTCGGTGTTCACGCTCGTCGTGGTGCCCGAGACTACGAGGTCGCCTGAGATGGTCAATCCGCCCACTGTGAGGGAGTTAGTGGTGCTTGCGCCGCGGTCTGTAACGCTGTCTAGCGTGTCTGTCTCGGCGTAGCTCTGAAGGTAGCGGCCGTCAAGGTCGACGGTAAGTGTCCCGCCGTCCTGCTGACCCAGCGTTAAAACGCCATCGCTATCGAAACCAACCGAGACGACCTGGTTGTTGTATGCGGTGGTCCAGTTGTCGCTGTTGCTGTCGACCAGGTTGGTATAAAACTTGCCGCCGATCGCATCAACGTCGCCGGTCGTGCCGCCTGGTCGTCCGATGAATAGCTTTTTGCTGTTCTCCGAGTACGCGAGTTCGCCGTTTTGAAGCGAGCTAGGTACCGATGTGACTGTACTGCGCTTGATCTTGATGGTTTGTGTCATGACTTAGCCTCTTTAAAATGCGCCCGCGTCGATCGTGCTGAACGGGTCCAGCTTTTCATCTAGTGAGCTTTGCAGGTTGGTAATTGCGTTGATTGGGTGCTGGTCTGGATCTGCTCGCCCAGACAAGTCCCCGTGTTCTTTTGTCATCCGATACGGGAGGTCATTCCAGGCATCGATGCCGTTCCCGACCTTAATCTTGCCCGTGTCTAACTCGTAGCCGAGTTCCCCTTCTGCAATGACAGGGTTAACGGTTGCCCATTGCGTGGCCGAGTCACGTCGGAGTTGAATGTTAACTGCCACTGGCATTCCCTCCGTCTACTGGTGTGATCCCGCCGTAGATAGAATCTGCAAATCCTCCGTCAGCGTTGCCGAAAGAGTCACCGGTCCCTGGTCCTGGTCCCTCACCGCCTTGCACTTGGGACCATTCGTTAGCCAGGAGACCGGTTTTTTGCCATAGCGTTCCGTCTGTGCGGAGGTAAATTGAACCGATTGGGCGGGCGTAGGGGACTGTCCTGGGGTCGGCAGCACCCGTTAGGATGCTGGCCTTTTCCTGGATTAAAAGCTCGTCAGTCTCGAATGCCCGCTCTAAGCTCATTAGAAGTTGATCACCTCACGCGTAGCGCGAACGTCTACCGATGCCGTTGATGAAACACGCAGGCGCATAACCTGTGCCGCGCCTGAGCCGCTAACGTCTACTGAAAAGTTCAAGCCCTGGAGGTTGCCGCCCATGCGGAGCTTTGAATAAACGGTGTAGTCGGTGTCGGTTGCGTCGGATGAGCTTGTGCCGTCGTGAGTCGCCAGGATCTCGACGACTTGCTTTTTGTTTTGCTCGCCCGCCTGGTTGCCCTGGACGTGGATTGTCCACTTGCACGCCGCTACGGTGTCCACAGCGATGCTGTCGACAGTCGTTGCTAATGTGACGGCTTGCTCGTCGCTTTCTGTACGTGCGCGATCTAGCTTGGCTGTCGCCGCGTTAACGGTTGTCTCGAGTGATTCGAGGTTGTCCGTGGTCGACTTTAACTGCGCGTCGAGCAGGTTGTCCGCTGACTTGAGGCTGGTCGCCGTTGTCAGGTAGTTGGAGCCGCTGTTTGCGCTGTACGTGCCGTCGGCGTTTAAGCCTGCGCCGGTCTGAGTGTCATCGATCTCGTCTTGCAAGTCTGAGTCAGTGTTGGCTCGGATCGTTGCTTCGCTGACGATGTCGTCGGCGTTCTGGTCTGCCTGGGCGTCTAATTTGCCGATAGCAGTTTCCAGGTTGTCGCCGTTTGTGACGAATGTGGTCGATGAGTATTGTGGGAGTTCGCTTCCCTCTGCGCCTTTACCGATGAAGGTGCGGATGAAGTTTTGCTCCTCGAGGTTGCTCTGGTTTGAGAGTACCCAGTCGGTGCCGTTGTAGCTAAAAGTCTGACCGCCTGACGAACCGCCGACGATGTAAACCATATCGCCTGCTGTGGCGGCGTTGTTGTCTTCGACGAACGTGCCGCTTGCCTGGTCGTAGGTGTATACGTTGGGGTTGGTGTCGAGCATCTTAAACAGGACGCGGTGCCCGTCTTCGATAGTGACGCCATCGATGTCGATGGTCTGACCGGCTGTGCCTGTTGGCAGCGTAGTCTCCATGCCGGCAACGTGCGCGGGCTCACGGAACGATAGCTGGTTGGTGATGTCGCCTGTTACTGCGAGCTTTTCCCAGTTGTCGGCGCCTGCACCGGCCACCTTCTTGATGTACATATCACCGGTGGCGGTGTCCTGGTAAATCGAACCGATGAGGACTTCTGCGCTGTCGCCTGTCCCCGAAGGTGCGCCTGCGCCGGCGATGATGGCGGCATTGTTGTGTAAAAAGCCGCGCTCGACGTTAAAAAATGATAGAGCCATGGTGTTTCTCCTTTAGGTGGCTAGGTTTCCGACTCGAACGGCGTCAACCATTAGCTGTTCGGTGTCGTTGTTTGTGATGCGTAAAAAAAAAGAGTCGTCCTCCATGGCAACGTCTGCCGTGTACTGAACGTCTGCGCCAAGAATTCCGTACTCGATGTGGTGTGATGCTTGGCCGTCGTTAAGTGCGAGGATTTCACTCATCCTGAAGTGCTGGCGGTTGGTGGCTGTTGTCGTGATGATCCATTTGCACGAACGGATCACGGACGCGTTTAGGGCTTCCACAATCGCCGTGGCGCCAATTGGCACGAATACCCGCACCGATGGGCTTAGTCCGGTTCCTGGCGCTCCCTGCGGGCCTGGCTGGCCCTCTGGACCTGGCGGTCCTGTTTCGCCTGGTTGCCCTTGTGGGCCGATCTGGCCGAGTGTGGTTACCGCTTGTTCTGTGACCTCGGCGTAAACCGATGACTGTTGTGTTTCGATTACTGCTGTTTCTGCTTCCGCTGGCGTGGCGACCGTGTACGCAGGACTCTCACCGATTACGGCGTCGCTGGTTTTTTCTTCGACGACGGTTGTGGTGATTTCCTTGAGTGATACGGTATCCACGCCATTGGTCATGTGGTGACCTCTGGTGAGACGGTCACTGTGCCGTAAATTAGCTGGCTAACTGTGCCGTCGGGGCTGACCATTTCTAGGTCGTAAACACCGGTCGTCCAGTCAAATGTTGCGGTTTCTGTGGCTTCGATCTTTAGCTGTATGACGTAGTTGACGGGATCGAGGGTAATTCGACCGTTTTCCGTGGTGAGGGTGGTTAGCTCAGTCCCTCGCATCCGATCCTTGATCGTCATCCTGGCGGTGTAGCCATCCAGGGGCACCGGCGTGTTGTATTGAACAAATCCGCCGCCCTGGTATGCGCTAAATCCTGACGCGTTCAGCGTGTTGATCTCAATGCGATCAGGGCTTACGACTGTGGCCTTTAGGTATTCCTTTGTTTTGGGTGGCGTGCTTGCGTTGATTTCTGTCATGCCGCGCACCGAGACAATGGCGACTCGCCACCCGTCGGGTATCGCGTGACCAGGCACAGTGATGCTCACGGGCGCCGTCTTGTCGATGCCTGTGATTTCCTCGTATTCAATTGGTGCGCTTTCCCACCGGAGCGTTCTTACAAACGTCTTACCCTGCTGGATCGCCAGTTCGGTTTCCGCCATGGGGTTCTCTCGGGCTTACGTGTCCGAGTAGTCTGAGATCGGTGGCGGTTCCGCTGTACTCGTAAAATATCCGCGCAAAAAAAAGGCCGGTATGGGAGCCGGCCAATATCATGAATAGGAGTGCCCTTGGTGAGCCCCTACTTTGTACCTCGACCTGGGCGTCGAGAATCCCTGCAAAACTTCCCTACGCGCCTCGGCTCCAATAGCCGTTGTCGTAGCCGCCGCCCAGACCGTCTTCGCGCCCGTAATGGTCCCAGTCGATCTGGTCGTCCATCTCGGGGCTACAATCCAGGTTGATGTTCTGCAGCGGAAGCATCTGCTTCCAAACGCGAGACGCCGCCGCTTTGTACCGGTGGTCGTGCGCTGGGATGCTGTTCTTGAAGTTGTCGTATGTCAGGTCGTTGACCGCGGCCATCATCAAGGCGACAAGCTCGTCGTAGGTGATGAGTGCGCGGTATCGGTAGTCCGCGTTGGGGTCTTCCCATATATGCTTGGTGCTGACGTACTCGGCCAGGTGGTTGTACTGCCTGGCGCGGACGATAAACACCTCGCTATCGTCGCGGTGGTTGACCACCGACAAAAATCCTTTACTGGTGAAAAGCCACATAGTGTCCTCCTTTTAACCGGTGAATTACCGGCAATGACGACACTATACCACTTTATTCCGGTTTTATTAAACTTTACCGGTTGCGGTACTGGTTAAGGTGTGGGCGGTAGGGTGGCTGTCTTGCTCTGCCTGCTCGCCTGCCAGGGCAAAATACGCCGCGCCGTCCTCGTAGTTATCCGCTCGGTACCCGCCTTGCTGGGTGCGGACCATCTTGAGGATAACCATGAAAAGCCAGCCCTGCTCTACCGTGAGTTGGGAGCCGGTCAGTGCGTTAAACGTGGCTATGGTCTTTTCCATACTTCGCTCTCCGCCTTCCTCGGTGTCGTAGGTCTTGGCTCGGTCATCCAGGTGCCTGGCGGCTTTTTCAAGAATTTGTGCCGCAAAAGATTTCATCGTCATCGTTGGTTTCCTCCGATTCATCGTCCTCGAGTTCGTAGTCGTCTTCTTCGTATTCTTCTTCGTATTCTTCGTCGTCCTGTTCGGCTTCCCTGGTCGCGTGCATGTAGATCCCGATCAAGTCGTCAAACGCCAGGGTGACCTCGACGCCGTCTTGCCATAGCGGGGTGTACACCACGGACTTGCCTGGCGTCCTGGTGTCCTCGACGATGTTTATGATTTCCTCGGGGCAAAACATAATGCGCCCGTACTTCGAGGGTAGGACCAGGCGTCTCATTTTGATCTTGCCTGGCGAATGTCGCACCGGTACCGCTCGACCTCACCGAAGTCTCGATGGTGAACGATGGCGTACATATCTCGGCCGCTTCGATAGCCTTGAGCCGCGTGCCACGCATCCTTGGAAGCGAGGGTCCTGAAACTTTCCACCGTGCATCCCCGTAGCTCTTGCCGTTGCTTATGGTGGATATGACCCGTGTACCAGTAGCGGTGTTCGCTTGCCGCCCAATCCTGGGGCTGGTCCGCGGCCATCAGCTCACCCAGGTCGGTCATCTTGACCGTGTCGCCGTGGGTTGCGCCGATGAGTACCTTGCCGAATCGATAAAAGTGAAATTTCTGAACCGTCGGGTGGACGTGGACCCTGGGCTCGTCGTGGAACCAAGCATCCAGAAAGGCCGCAAGCATCACACTGCTGTGATCGTCGTGGTTGCCTATACAGTTGATGACGTCGACCTTCTGGTGCTTGGAAAGTGCGAGGGTGATTAAGTCCACCATGATCATGCAGCCGACCTGTAAAACGTGCGGCCACCTTGAATCAACATCGAGTTTATGACCGGATCGAGCCGTGGTGGCGGAGTAGTTATCGGCGTGAAAAAAATCGCCGAGGTTGAGAATCACGGCGTTCTGCGTTGCCGGCGCCACGGTGACCAGGCGCGAGGTGGCGTTGAGTAGGTCGTCCCTGGCTATCTTGACGTCGAAGTCTTCGCCGCATTCCTCCGCCCAGGCGTACATCCCGATGTGCGGGTCGCCCATGGGGTAAACGGTCAATAGCTCGGCAATTTGCGCTGACGGGGATTCTGTGGGCTTGTGGCGCCCTTTAAAGTCCTCCATCGAGTCGACGATCGCGTCGCGCAACATCGCCAGTGCTTCGTTTTTCTTCAGCTGGGTCTTGACCCATTGAATCTTGACGGAGCCGTCGTCGCCGTAGAGTGTGCTGGTGCCCTGGACCAGGAACGGGTCGGCAGCGGGCTTGTGCATATCGTGTTCGGGCGCGACACCCTGGATTGCGGCCGCGGCCTTTAGTCGTTGCAGTGTTTTGTAAACTGACCGCTCGAATCTGCCTAGCTCGTCAGCGGCCTCTTTGACCGTGTCTGCCTGGCCTAGAGCATCGAGGACTTCTATTTGTGATTTTGATGTTGCGTAAGGCCGTAGGTACTCGTAGTCCCTCATCCATGCTTCCCCCAGTGGGCGCTTTTCGCGCCTATGGTGAGAATGCTGGGGGCTGGCTGTGGTTATCTATACCTAGAAAATATCACTCGTCGGTGTCGACGTAGCCTTCGATCTGGTCGTCTGACCATCCTGGAGAGTCGGGCTTGCCTGAGTTAAACCCATCGGTGTCGATGTTTTTGTTGATCTCAGCCTGCTCTGCCATTTTCTCTTTGGCTTCCTCTAGCGTCAGGCCCATCTTCGCCAGGACCTTGTCGCGCACCGCCGGTGGCAAATCGAGTATGTTCGACACTTATTCCTCCATTAAATTGATGATGGTCTTGCCATTGCGCTCGCTAATTTCCGTGACGAGCCACTGCGTGCCAGAGGGGAAGAGTACCTCCTTTTCTCCGCCGTAACGTGAAATCTTGGAAATGTCGACACCGGACTTGCCGTTCAATATCAAGATAATGTTGCCACCCATGGCAGGCGTGGTGCCCTTACTACTCGACATCATCCCGAAGTCACGCCAGGCTGATCCCGACTCGAATGCCGTTCTGATCTTCTCCATGAACGAGTTGTAATCGTCGCCCTGGATGTTGAGTCCCCTGGAGGTCACGCCTTTGTACTTTTTGGCCTTCGTGAGCGCCGCGTTCATCATTTTCGCCAGTATTCCGAACGGGCCCTGGCCTAAATTCTCGCGCAGGCTTCGGTTCATCCGACGGTAATCGCCGCCGGTGTACGTTCTCAAAATGCCAAGCTCGGCCGTGCTGAGGTCTGCCAGGTTGGCTGGCGCGTTGGATGAGTAACTTGCGGACCAATCGAGGCCGCTGGCTTCCTTTTTGATTTGCGCTGTCGTGTAAATCTGCACGCTCTCGTCGGGCAGCTCTACGTCGGTTAGTTTCTTCGGGTCGATCTTGGGTGTGAATCCCTGGGTGGCTTTCATGCCCTTGAATTGATCGGCCCAAATCACCCGCGCCGGCTGGCCCACGGTTTGTGCGTTGGCGACGGTCTTGAGGTCGTCTACCCACGTCTTGTAATGGGCGATGAATGCCTGGTGCTGTGCGCTGTTCATCGTTGGGCCGTACTGACTCAGTAGGTCCTCATATGCTTCGACCACGGCTTCGACGCGGAATCGGTCTTTGTCTCTTATCGGGTTGCCGGTGTCTCGCTGTTTGGCGATGCCGATCACCGCCTCTTTGATTCGGTTGTCCAGGTCGCTGATCCTGTTAGCCAGGACCTCGGTTTGCTCCAGCGCCAGCTGTGCCTTGTACGCTTCGAGCTTGGGGTCGCTGGCTGTGGCGTACTTCTTGACGATAAAGTCCCGTCGGGCGATCAGCGTTTTGGCGAGCGCTGCTTTTTCCGCCGGCGTGCCTGGGCCCCACGAGTCGACCAGGTCGCGGATCTCTTTGTCGGTAATCTTTGCCAGTCGGTTAGCGCCTTCGGCAATCTGTTCATCGGTGACGTTTTTAAACACCCTGGCGGCTTGCGGGTTGATGCTGGCGTCCCGTAGCGTCTGAAGCTCCAGCACCTCGTCGCCGAAGTTGGTTTTCTTGCCGCCCTGGGCGCGGTAGATCAGTGCGCCACCGTTGTCGATGCGGTAAACCTTGCCGCCCTTGACCAGCATGTTGTCGTAATCGAGGCCGACCACGTCCCAGTTGGCGAGCCAGGCGTCAAACACGAAATCATCGCCGATGCCCTTGGGCTTGCCCGATTCGAGCGCCTTGCGTGACTTTTCCAGGTTCGGAATGATGCGGCTGGCCAGGAATTCCTCGCCGTTGATTGTGACAATTTGGACGTCCGGTACGTCGACGCCGGCTTTCTGGTAGAGCTTGTTGGCGAGGATTTCGTTGTAGGCGACGTCAAAGTCGGCCGGTTGCTTCAGGTAGTATTTGATGCCGGTGGTTGTGTCCTGGTACAGGCCACCTTTGTTGCTTCCTGCCTGGGGCCCTATTTGCGTCAGGTTGGCGCCGTCCAGTTGGTCGGGCTCTGCGCTTTGCTTTGTCACTTTCGCGTCTGACGCGGCCTTTGGGGGCGTCACAGGGCTGGGTGCGAAGCCCTTTTTCGCCTCGATGTCGTTGAGGACCTTTTCCTGCTCCAGATCGTCGAGCGCGCCGAACACCTTTTGCTGTTTTGGGCTCGGCACCTTGCCCGCCAGGATGCTCTTTTTGTAGCCGCTCAACACCGCTGACTTTTCTGCCTTGTCCTGGAGCGCCTGGGCTTCCTTTTCAATCAGCGCGAGCAGTCCTTTCGGGTCGTTGGCGTAGTTGCCGGCGGTTCCGTCCTTGGTGTATTTGTCGAACAGCTTTTTCTTGTGGCCCTTCTGCTTCGCCGCCTGGCCTAGTGCGATCTTTTCGAGTTCGAGCTTGGCAGCGGAGACGCCTGTAAATTCGTCGATCTCTTTTTGGAGCGATATCTGGACCTCGTCGGGTAACGTCTTGACGTAGTCCTGGGCCTTTTGGCTGGGCTCTTTTCCTTTCTTCTTGGCCTGCTTCCAGGTTTGCACCATCGAGTTCTGTTCGGACTTGAGCGCTTTGGCCTGGGCCGCGGCGAGCAGTTCGATGGGATCGTCTATCTTGCCCTGGAGCTTCTTGATCTCGTTTGCCAGGTACGGCGTGTTGGCCTCGAGGGCAGTGTTTATCTGCGCCTGGGCTTGGATTGTCGGGTAGTTTTCTTGGGCGGCTTCGATGGCGTCTTGGGCGTCTTTGAGCCCGTCTTGTATGGTTTCTTCATATGCTTTCTTGATTGCCTCCTGTTGGGCTTCGGCTTTTTTGAGCGCTTCCTGCTCGGCAGCGGTCAGGGTTGATGCTTTGTCCTGGCTGACCTTCTTGATCTTGTCCATCCGTGCCTGGCCTGGGTTGTGATCCCAGCCTGGATCGACGTCGGTCGGTACGTCGGTCGTCTTGTTTGTCCTGGGGTTGGTCCAGGGTTCGGTCTGTATCGGCTTGTTGTTAGTCGGCCACCCGTAGTCGATCGCGTCGTCTTCGGTCAGCGGAATAACGCCGCACCGGCAGTTGTATCCGTTCGGTGGGTAATGGGTGCGCCAGAAATCGCTGTCGACTGCGTGAATCTCTCCGTCTCTGGCCGCGTGTTCGGGTCGGGTTTTGGCGTCGTCGACCGCGTCGTACATTAAATAGGGGAATAGCTCTTTGTTGTCCTGGATGCCCTCCCACGATCCGGTCTGGTAGGCGCTGTGCATGTTCGACAAAAAGATCGTTTCGAGTCGGCTTGCGCTACCCAGCTGGGCTTCGACCACCAAGCCGGTCAATGGGTCGATGACGTCTTTCTTGCCCCACCAGCCGGCCTTCTGAAGTACGGGAATCAGCTCGTTTTTGAATTGCGCGAAGGTCTTGCCCTCGGCGAGTGCCTGGTCGAGCTTGCCTTTGACCGTCTGCAGCAGATCCGTATCCATCATTTTGGCTACGGTGAACGCCTGGTCGTGTTCTTCGCCCATCATATCGGCCCACGAAAACGTGGGTTTGAGCCCTTTTTCCAGGAAGTATTCGAGTGCCTGGACTGGTGTTAGCTCAAAATTGGCGGTGATTTCCGCGTAGTTGACGATCTTAGCTTGACTGCCCACGCGCTAACCCCATGAGCCTGCTGAAAAACGTGGCTTTTTGGACCGCTTCGACGGCCGGCTCGGGTGCGACTTCCTCCATCATGTTGACCAGGTGCTTCTGGAACGTCTCAAGGTCGCCGCTGTCATCCAGGAACGCCTGCAATTGCTCGATGCGCTTGCCGTATAGGTCCTTGTACTTGGTGGCGAGCATTTCCGCCGCCTGGTTGAGCGACTCCATGTCCTCGCGGTGCTTGGCTCGCTTGAACAATAACGGCGCCACCTCGCTGAATTCCTGGGGCATCTCGCCCTGGCCGGTGCTGAGTAGCTGTCCTGGGATGGGCTGTGCTTCGCGTTTAACCCAGCCTGGTCCGTAGACTTCCTCGATGTATTCCTCGGTTGGGGTGTAACCCAGGGCGTATATCTTGCCGTCTCGGTCCGCTCGTTCGTTGAGGTCTTCCTCGGGCTCGGTGTTTCGCTTGATCACCGGCGGGTTGGCGTTGGGGAAGTTCCACTCGGTAAGCCATTTACCGATCGTGCCGCGGAAAGATTCGTTGATCAGGTCGGCGTCGCTGTCAATTACGGCCGTGCTGACGTTCTCGTGGACCCTTGCCTGGGCCAACGATGCGCCGTTGTCGGTCGTCATGGTCTGGCTGAGGATCACTTTGCTGATCGCCGCGTCCATCTTGTCCAGCATTCCCTCGTAGGTGGGCGTACCGCCTCGCTGGGCTTCGATTAGCTCGACCACCATGCCGTCGGGTATGACCACGCCGCTGTCCGCCTGGATCGCGTTAAGGGCTTGCTTGGCCTTCATGATTTGGTTGGCGTCTGTCATCTGGCCTTCGGGTAGCTTGATCGCCGTGGTGGGCATTCCGAATTTTTCCAGGAAGATCAGCCAGTATTTGATGTCGCTCCGCTTAAAGAACACCGGCCAATAAAGGCTGTGGGCCAATCCTAGGCCGTAGGGGTTGTCGCCGTGGCTGGCGCCGCAGTTGTACGTCCAGAATTTATGCTCGGGCATCTTGATGCCCTGGGGCTGTTGGCTGTGGATTAGGTAAAGTTCGTTATCTTTGTTAAAGCGAAACCGCGACCGGTCACGCACCTTGATGTCTTCGAGGGTGATCTTGCCGCCTTCTGTACCCCACATCGCTTCGGCGACGGCGAATCCGTAGAACATGCCGTATGCCATTTGGTCGGTAATGTGGTCCCAGTTGAGCTTTTCCATCTGCTCTCGCAAGAAATCGGCAGCGGCCACGTCGGGTGCGGCGTCACTGTAGGGCTCGACTGACCACGAAACGCTTGTGAGGCCGGTACGGCGTTGCTGAAATACGGACTTGACCTGGTCGTCTCGAAGTAGCTCGTTGTATATCTCCCAATTCCACCCCTTGCGTCGTAGAACCGTATCGGGGTTCTCGATCAGCATGTTGGTGAAGCCGTTGGTTGCGATGATGCCGTGGTCGGCCGCGGCCAGTTCGGTCATCTCGGGTCTTTCGTGTGCCATTAGATAAATCCTCCCAGGTCCCTGCCGCCGTTTATGTCGATCCTGGCGTCGTCACCCGTTTCCGTTCGTGTCTGTTCTAGTGCCGATCGCGTGCGTCCGAGGGCGCTGTAATCAATCATCACGCGGTAGCTGTGCGCCCACTTTAAAAATTGGCTGACGCTGTCCACCTGGTCGTCGTGCGTCGTCAGCGGAAATCCGAATAACTCCATCTCAAAGTCCAACAACCAAGGCGCCTGCTCGGGTAGGTGAACCGTTCCGCCCTCGAAAAGTGACGAAACTGCCACTAGCCGGTCGATCTTGTTCACGCCCTTCGGGTCGACTGCGATAACGGGTGGGTACATCGCGTTGCCGTCCACTTGGGTGCCCTGCTTTAGCTCCTGGATTAACGACTGCCCACTTGCTTTGTCCTCGATCAGCACCGCCTGTGGTTGCCACTTGAGCGCGTTGTTGATCACGGCACGTTTAACGTCGGGGTAGGTCAGGCGGTCTCGGAAAACGTCGAGCAAGTAGTAACCGTGCCTGGTCTGGCCCCATGTGGTGCAAACGGACGGGTCGTTTATCTGGTTATCCTTGTATGCGGTGTCCCAGCTCTGAACCACCCGTAAAAATTCCGCCGGTAGCTCGTTGTACCGTCGTATCCACTGGCGCTGTATCAGGGCGCCTTCCTGGGGCCTGGGTCGTTGTTGGTAAAGCGCGGCCCAGTTGCGGCTTCCCTGGATGGCCTTCTCGCGTTGCCAGTGTTCCTGGTTGAACCAATCGGTCCACAAAAACTCGCCTGGTCGCCGGCCCAGGGGGTCGTCCATCCTGGAGCATTCGGCCTCAAGGCACAGCACCTCCCACATTTCGCCGTCTTTGGCTTTGACCTGACCGCTCTCGCCGTCCCAATCGTCGGGAAGGATGCGGCCGCTGAGGTCGTCCTCGTGCCAGCGGGTCTGGATTACCACAATCGAGCCCCTGGGCTTGAGTCGGGTGCGGAGGTCATTTAGAAACGCCTCCCAGGTTTTCTCCCTGATCGTCGGGCTGTCGGCGTCCTCGCGGCCCTTCACTGGGTCGTCGATGACGATGAGCTTGGCTCGGTTGCCCGTCATCCCGCTCATGATGCCGCCACACATGAAAGTTGAGCCGTTTGTAAGGCCCCAATCGTCCACGGCTCGGTTGTCGGGTCTTAGGTGGCAACCGAACAGCTCCTGGTACTTCGGGCTGGCGGTGATTTGCCGGCACTTGCGTCCAAACTTTGCCGCCAGGCTGGAGCCGTAGCTGGTGAGGATCACGGGCTCGCCTGGGTGGTTGCCCATGTAAAACGTCGGGAATGTGACGCTGGCGTAGGTCGACTTGGCGCTCCCTGGGGGCATAAACACCATTAGCCTGGTGAGGTCGCCATCGGCCACTTGCTGGAGCTTTTCGTTGAGCAGGGTGTGGTGTGCCGCCGGCGTGACCGTGTCGAGATAGAATTCGTCGCAGTCCTCGTCGTCGTTCAGCGGCGCCCCTGGTATGTCGATGTACCGGCAAAAGTGATCGAGGCTTCGAGCCGCTCTGCGTCGCCATAATTCTTCCGCGAGCTTCAGGCGCTCAATGTACGGACTCGCCATGGAGCTTCTCGTTCAATTCGTCGAGGCGTGCCTGGATCTCGCTGTCGCTCATCTCTCGGATTCTTTGATCGATGGTCTCCGTGCCTTCGATGTTGGTGCTGGCGTGCTTTACGGGGGCATCCAGGCCCATCAGGCGGGCCCTGCGCTCAAACACCTTGAGCATTGTGTTGAATGCGGGCACTGCCGCGGTCTTGCTCTCGGTCCAGAGGCGCATTTCGACGTTGTCGAGCTTTTCTAGCTCCAGGGTCTTGGCGATCTTGGCGTCATCTTCCTGGCGTGCCTTGACCTCGGTCATCGCCTTTTGGACTGTCTTGTGTGCCGCCTGGGCGCTGATACCCAGTTGCTTGCCGATTTCCTGGTAGCTCATGCCTAGCTTGCGAAGCTCCACCGCCCTGGATCGGTTTTCCTGGGCTTGGATTCGCCTGGCGCGGGCCTTGGCTTTTCTGTCGTCGGTATCAACCACTATGCATCAACCCTCTTAATTTGACTGAACGCCTCTCCGGTGCTTTCCAGGTAGGCTTCCTGTTCGGTGTATTCCATGAATCGTCGAACGATGACGTCGCAATAGACGGGGTCCATCTCCATCAGCCTGGATTTGCGGCTTAACCGTTCGGCAGCGATCAGCGTGCTACCGCTTCCTCCGAATAAATCCAGGACCGTGTCGCCGCGTCGACTGCTGTTCTTAAGCATGTGGACGATTAATGCCACCGGCTTCATCGTGGGGTGTTCTGAGTTCCTGGCGGGCTTGTCCTCGCGGATGACGCTGGTGTTGAGCGCGTTGCGGAGCGTTCGGACCAGGTTCACCAGTTCGCTTTTGTCCATATCCTTGACGTTTGGGCAGTCGTCGATAACGGTTTTCTTGTCGAATTCCCCGTACCAACAATGCGCGGCCCCTGGCTTCCACCCGTAGAGGATGGGTTCGTGTTGCCATTGGTAGTCCTGGCGCCCTAGCACCATGGAGTTCTTGACCCATATCAGGTTTTGCTTCAAATCCCAGCCGGCGTCGGTCATTGCCCCGCGGAAGTTGTAGCCCTCGCTGTCGGCGTGCGCGATGTAAATGGGCCCGCCTGGCTTGGTTGCCATGAAAGCGGTAGTGAAGGCGTCGTGTAAAAACTGCCTGAATTGGTCGTTGCCCATGTTGTCGTTGGCAATCTTGAGGCCGGTGCCGCCCTCGTAGTCGACGTTGTACGGTGGATCGGTCCACACTAGGTCGATCGCGGCGTCCCTGCACAGGCGCTCCACATCGTCCCACACGGTGCTGTCGCCACACATGACCCTATGCTCGCCGCAAAGCCATATGTCGCCTGGCTGGCTGATTCTGGTCCCGTGGACGTCCGGTACGGCGTCGGGGTCAGTTTCACCCTCGGTTTCCTCGTCCACCTCGGCGTGATGGACCAATGTATCCAGGAATGCAGCCAGGTCGTCGTTCTGGACCTCGGTGATGGTAAGCAGGCTCTCGATCATCCCCTGGTCGGTTTCGGCGAGGTTGGTGATACTGTCGAGCGATGCCAGGGCAATGCGTTCTTCTTCCTCGCTAAGGTCGACGTAAACGACGGGCACTTCGGCAGCGCCGTCCTCGAGCGCAAGCTCCACCCGCAGGTGGCCGTCGACCAGGTGGCCGGTTCGGGTGTTGACGATGGTCCGCTGTACCCATCCCACCTCGTTGAGCGCACCTCGGAGTGCCTTTTTCTGGTACTCGGGGTGTTTGCGCCAGTTGTACGGGTTCGCCAGCAGTTGCGTTGGATCTTCGACGCCTTCGCCGGTGATGCGGTTCTGCCAAATATCGCTCACTCGGTCACCATCTCGATCGTGCGCTGGGCTCGCTTAAGGTCAGCCAGGTAGGCGCTGACGCAGTGATCGTCCTGGAGCGGGTAAAAAATGAAATTGACGGTGTGGTAAACGGCCAGCCATCCCCAGTGCTTGCTGTTCTCAATGCCGACGATCCTGCCGGCGCGGCCGCTTACGGATTCGTTGGCTCGGCCAAATAAAAAAAGCACGTTGACCAGCTGGCTGAATGCGTCGCCGATGCGGGTTATCCAAATGTCGGGGAGGTTGTTCCTCATGTCGTTTGTCCCATCTTGAGCGTTTTGTCTTTACTACCGGCGCTTGAGCCGAACCAAAAATTCATTACCTGGGTGAGTCCCGCGCTTAAAATGCCGAGTAGGTACATGGCGGGCTCCATTAGGTTTCCCTGGATGAGCGCGTTGTCCGTAAAAATGGCCCACAGGATCGCCACAAAGCCGCACACGAAAACGATCGACAAAATCCCTTGCGGTGCTATGCCTCGGTTGCTTGCGAGGCCCCTGGCGCTCACACGGTCTTGCTGGTGAATGCGCTCGATGTCGACGTCTAGCTCGCGCATCCGTTTGTCAAAATCGATTTCGGCCTCTTTGAGCTTGACCAGGACGCTCGGGTCACCGCTGGCGACTGCGGCCTGCAGCGCGTCCTCGTTTGCGTCGGGTAACCCCAGGGCCTCGCCTGCGATCTTGACCGCCACGCCTGCCAGGGGTCCGCCCAGGGCGGTGGCAATAGTGGGCGCTACCGTTGCGACGGTCTTTTTCCAATCAAAGGCCATAGACCAGTTCCTCGTCGATTAGGGTGTATGAAAACGTCGGGCCCCATTTGCCTTTGGCTCGCTGGACGAGGGCCATCAAAATGGCGAAGTCGTGGTCTTTCTGGAATACCTGGCAACCGGCGGACCAGCGATCGACCTGGGTGCTGTCAAGCCCTGCTTTGTGAAGGTTGATGCCGTGGAGCCCGTCGTCTGCCATGGTCGGGCAAAAGTCCAGGACCTCGTCGCGGTTGTTGTCGCGGTAAACGGTGCAGTTGGCGATCTGAACCAGGGCGTCGTATTTGCCCTGGTGTTTACCTAATGCCCAAAGCCCGCGGTAATGGCCTGGCGCCAGGATGGCGGTGCCGGCTACGTTGATCGGGTTCTCGCGGTAGTAAAGCCCTGGGTCGGTGGTAATGGGAAAGATGTTAAGGGTGCCGACGCCTTCGTTGCGGTAGGCGACTACGAGGAGGTCGTTGAATTCGTTGGACGTGTTGTCCCTGGTACGGATTCCGATTAGGTTGAGGTTGTAGTTGCCGTTGTCGTAAAACGGAAAGCCAAGCTCGGTTAGCCGCCGCTGGAGCGAGTCGTAATTTAGCCTGTGAAAATCCGTAACATTGACTGCCATCCTGCCGCTCCCATGCCGGTAATGAACGACGCGGTTACAACAACGCCGGCGCCGATCCACATCGCCCGATCGATGTGCCTGGTCAGGGCACTGATATCGTTTCGGACTTCACTGCAATCCTCCGCAATGCCGGTAAGTCGCTCGGTCTGGCTTTCGAGCTTTTCGGTGATTACGAGGATTTCTTTTTCCATTCTCAGAATCTTCGGCGTGAGTTCCTCAAGTCGATCCACCCGATGCCGGAGGACCGCGAAGTTCTCCCTCAGTTGAACCGTTGGTAGGTCTGCGCCGTTCTGATCTGTCATGCCTTTGGCTTCCCTGGACGTAACCCCTAATACGTCGCCTGGTAAGCCCGAAAGTTGGCAGTGGTTCTTCGAGCGCAGCGACTACCCTAATTTGCCTGGTCGTAATGCCAAACATCGCCGCACAATCTTGAGCGTGTACCCCTGCTGTTAGTAGTTGGGAAATTTCCTGATTGCGTTTTGTCTTCGCGTATCCGTTCCCTATCCAAATCATCGAGCCGCCGAACCAGTTGCAAAGCTGTTGCATTGCTAGGAATCCGATGGCGTGCGATATCGGGTGCGTGTGGCTTGCCTTCGTAGGCAAATAAACACTCGCGGGCCCCATCGCTTGCTGTAGCCTGGTCACTGCGTCCTTTCCGATGATTTCGATGAGTTCGCAAGTGGTCGTCATGGCTACCCGTACCTTGCGATCAATATCGCGTCCGCTCGGCCGATGTCCTTTTTGCGTGCGACGTCGGCGTGCGGGTACATTTCCAGCACCTTTGTCCTGGCGTAGTCCTTGTCCGCGCCAATCAGGCCCGCGGCTCGCTTCCAGGTCTGTGGTGTGACTAACTCGTGCGGTATGCCAAGGCTGGCGATCACGCCTAAAACGACGCCGTACCCCATGCCGAAATTAAACATCGACGTGACGCCTTGCCCTGGCATCGCGCTGACTCGTTCGATGATTGCTTTTTTGGGTTGTTCGACGCGCAACAGCTGGGCGAGTAACGTGGCGTTGACCAGGTTCTTGCCTTGCTTGTTTTTGGTGGTCGGCATGTCGTAGACCGCCATCAAGCCGTCGCGGTCGTCAATAAATGCGAGGGCGCCGGTTGCGCCTGGATCGATACCCACGACCAGCATTAGCCGGCCTCGTTAGGCCACCACGTGAGTACGATTCGCTGGGAAACGCTACAAACTCGGGGGTCGCCTCGCTGGACGGACTTTTGGTTGCGCTCCAGCTGTGGCAAAAGCCGCGCCAGGGTAAACCGATCGATGTCCGTGTACTTTGAAAGTTCGCGTGACGTGCGCCCTGGGTGTTGCGTGACTGCCTGGGCGACACGATGTGCGTATGTTTGTTCGCTGTCTTGCACTAAACCTTACTCCGATACATCGAGGTTGAGTGTGTGTGCCCAGGTTAATGAATACCGGTTGTCCGGTTTTTGTAGTGTTTAACGCTTGTTTTGTACAAGGTAACAGGCAGAGATTTACCGGTGCAACAATTAAATATAAATATTCGTCATTTTTTGAAAAAAACCCGTAACATTTAATAATGCGCCGTCACTTTTGTCTTATTTATTTAATTTTTAGTAAGAATTGCCTTAATTTTCGTCATTTCCTTCAAAGCAATTTCGCGCTCGGCTTCCAGTTCTTCCTCGGTCTTTTTCTTCGGCAGCGCCCTGGGCATCGATTGAATCCGCTGGTGCTTCATCATCCTGGCGACTTCCATGAAGGCCGGAAGGTTGGGCATGTCGGTTTTGTTGGTGACGAGCCAATCCAGGGCCTTGCTGACGTCGCCCTGGCTCAGGCTTGCCCTTCTAAACGCGGCGATCCATTCGGCCTGCGCCAGGCGTAGCTGGCTTTCCTCTCGGAAGTTGGACGACCAAAGGTGGCCGTAGATCGACTTCATCCTGGTAAAGACCGCGGCCATTGTTTTAGCGTCCTCCGGTGAAAGCTCGGGGACGTGGGAGACGGTCTGCTTCGATAGCTGGCGAATGTACTCCGGTGTGCTTTGCGCTAAATCACCCGCCCGAGAAGGCCCGCTCGAAGTCTTGCGCGATGAGGTCGGTGCTAGTTCGTTTTTCATGCTTCATTCCTTTCTTGTTCACCATCTTCACGTAATTGATCCAGGTGGTGTCCCAGCCCCTGTTTGTCCTGGCTGTGGTTTTGTTGGTCCAGTAATCGACAAATTCGCGAACAGCAAAGTCTGGGTCTTCTATGGTGAGCCCGAGATTGATGCACCGCTCGACGAGTTCCTGGCTGGGTAGCCAGTCGGGTTGGAGCTTCCTGCGCGTGTTCGCTGGCGGCTCCTGTAGTAGTTCTTTCATGTTTAAGTAGTCTGTTCTGTTTAAGTGGTCGGATTTACCTACTTGTGGGTTTTCCGACCTTGGGTGATCGCCACCCAATTGTTCGTTTTCCGACCTTGGGTCGCTCGAAACGCACAAAGCCCTGGTGACGATCTGTCCCTGGTCGTTCCTGGTTTCCTCAATCCACACCAATCCCAGCTGTTTTAGTTCGGCGATCGCTTTATCGTATCGGTGCCGGCCAAGGCCAAATCGGTCCATGATGTCGCTTCGCCTGGGTATCCAGTTTTGCGGTTTGTCTAAGAGGTAAGACCAAATAGCGACCGCGTCGCTGTTCCCAATTCGCGCCAGCTGGTCGCTGGGAACCACGACGTAGGCCCTGCTCTGGTTGTGTAAAGTGGTGGGTATGGCTTTATTAATGGGCACGTTCTACCTCTAAAGTGTTATGTGGATAATTACAGGCTGTCCGGTAAAAGCCAAGCGTACTTGTAGACACCGGTAAGCGTGTTGTGATACGGTCCCGCTGTACGGACATTTGTTAGACGCCTTAATGGCAGGGGTATGTAGTGAGCGGTGGTGAGCGAATAAGAATGGCTCGTCGTCGGCGTGGAATCACGCAGAAGGCTTTGGCCGAAGTTGTCGGTTGTTCTCAACAAACAATCGTCGATATCGAGAAACAGGAAGTTCCTCGTTCTAAATTCTTGCCCGCAATCGTTGTTGCGCTTGATGAAAACCTGGAGTGGATTCAAACTGGAAGCGGTGCGCCGTCGAATGGAAACACTGGCGCCCTGCCCCACTACGATCTGGAGTCGGCAGCGCTCCGAATGATGGATGCCAGTCACGTCGACTCGGTCATCGATTATCTGGCTTGCTCGCCGGTCCCCTGTGGTAACAATTCCTTTACTGTCCACATCGATGAAATGTCGGCCGAGTTGTTGGGTAACACCAGGGCCGAAAATTGCATGGGGTTCGTCGATCCCTCGCTTGATCCGCGCCCTGGCGATATCGTTCTGGTGGTTTTGCCTAATTGCGACCGTGCTGAGTTCAGGATCTACAAGTCGATCGGCGGTAAGCGCTACCTTACGCACCATGCCAAGGTCGGCGATCGCTCGATCGAGTGTAGTCTGTTTTCTAATTACGCCGACTATCAAAATGCTGTTCTCCCCGAGGGTGTGGCCCCTGCGTTGTTGTGCGGAAAGGTCTATGCCCTTGGTTGGTTATGTTAGCCGGTAAAATACCGGTAAAGTAGTCTTTTTTGCTTGTATTTGGTTGTTAGTTTTAGGTAATCTCTGGTAATCCGGTAATAAAACCGGTTAAACCTAGGAGATTGCTTATGCTGTCACAAGAAAAACTGCAAGAGCGCCTGTCGGGTTTGGGTGGGTCGGATGCCGGTACGGTACTCCGCCTCAACAAATACCGAACGCCGTTTGAGCTTTGGCAAGAAAAAACCCAGCGTGTTGAGCCTGCCGATCTTTCCGGCAATCAATCCGTTCACTTTGGTAACGTCCTCGAGGGCGTTGTCGCTGACGAGTTTGCTCGTCGCACCGGTATCAAGGTGCAAGTCCGCAACCAAACCTTCCGCCATGCCGCGTATCCCTGGATGCTGGCAAATGTCGATCGGGTGTGTGTCGGGCTTGAGTGCTTTGGCGTCAAGCTAAAGGCTGGCCTGGAAATCAAAACCGGCAGCGCGTATGTCGCCGGCGATTGGGGCCCGTCGCAAACCATTCAGGTCGATGACAATGGCTTGGTTGTTACTGGGCCGACGCCTATCATCCCGCCGTCGTATGAAGCGCAGTGCCGTCACTATATGGCGGTCTTGGATTACGACACCTGGTTTGTGTGCGTTCTGCTCGGCGGTAACGACTTCCGAATGTACGAGCTTCAGCGTGACCACGAACGCGAGCAAGAAATGATCGATGCGCTCGATCTGTTCTGGAATTTCCACGTCGTGGAAGACATCGCTCCGCCCTCGATCAATGACGACGACGTCGCGGCCAAGTTTCCGGTTAGCGAGGATTCGTCGGTCGAGGCTGACGAGGACACCCTGGACTGCGTGTCTACTTTGCGCGACTTCATGGCGGCAAAAAAGCAAATCGAGGACAACATCTCGGCCTTGCAAGTCACCATTAAGGATCGAATCGGCA